TGCCATGTCGTCACCATCGTTCAGTTGAATAAGTGTAGAGTGCAGACTTGTTACATGTCCGCCTGCTGCGAATACGGTGCTCAATGTACCATCGAATGATACATCGGTTCCGCCATCTGTGAAAGTTCCAGTCATCATGAGCATATCGCCCATTACGTGTGTTCGTGTGTCTGTTGTATTACTTGCTGCCATAGTTTTTCATCTCCTATATTTAGTCTAAATCGCCTTCATTAATATGCCTTTGGACAAGTAAGAGTGCTGCGGATTTGGTCAAATAACCATTTCCTATTTGCACTCCTTTACCTTTCAACCAAGAAATCATGTCTTTCCTATTCCAATTTTCGTCAGGTATAACACTTTTTTTATCGGTTGGAAGAGAAACTCCTCCCTCGATTTTAAATTTTTTACGAGGGAGGAATCTCTGATTATCCTCAAGCCATTCTTGAGTTACCTCTACTTGTTCGCCACGAACCCATGACCCGGTTTTATGCCGGGTTTCATAGAAAGGGCCAAGAAAGGTTACCGTAGGCAATTTATCACCTCAACCTAGCACGAGCCAAAGTTCCATTGCAGTTAAGTCATCAGTGGTTCCGTCAGCAGTTGCTTCCATGTCGAAGGTTAAGACCAAATCGCTTGTGTGTACAATTGCTACGTTAGCAGTTGCGTCAGCACGTTGTGCTACGAATGATACAATTTTACTAACGTCTCCTGAAAGAGTAAGTGTGTTTGTATCTGCTACTGCTCCATTAAGTGTAAGCATAACCATTCTTGGGTTTCGTGAACCTATGTTGATTGTATCATCATTAGTTGCTGCGAAAGGTGTTAGTGCACCCGGGTATGTACCCGCTGCTGCACCAGCACCACTTAGCCAACCGGTTTCATCTTGGTCTACTCCACCTTGTAGTTGCAAATCAAGGTTCATGGTTGTGGTTCCACTACCGCTCTGAGCGTATGTTATTCCTCTGTGTGTCATCGTTGTTGCCATAATTTTTCATCTCCATTATATTTTTATTAATCGCCTCTCACTTTAAGTCTCGGATTGAACCGTGACCTCCAAAGAAAGTAGTCCATACTTCACCCATGGTGCGGTACATCCCCTCTTGACCGAGACGATTGATTGCGAATGGGTCACCAGTTTCGATACCACTCTCAAAGTATTGTGTAGGGATAGCGGTGCTGAAATACAGGTAATCAGTATCAAGGTAGTAAATTCTACTTAGTGAATCAGTTGGCACGTCCTTAGATGGTATGATTGGGACACCGTTGTAGGTTGCGACAATAAATCCTGCCTCAACACCCGGTACACCCTTAACACCGTTGTAGGTTGGTGTAACACGCTTCTCTTCCATAAATCTCTGTTGAGACTGTAGAAGTTGTTGTAGGCGCATTAGTGTGTCATATCCAGTTAGCATAACCTTAGGATTTCCACCACGGACCCAAATCTTTTGGAACAAATCATCCAATTGGTCTAGGGAAAGGTTTCGGTTTACACTTCCAGTATCAGCGTTACCCTCAGCATATGCCCATGAGTTTGCACTCCTGTCAATACTGTAGATATCGTCATCGCCAGCATCGTAATGAGTTCCTGATGTCATTGATGTAGAGTCAGAAGAAGTTACACGGTCTAGTGACTCGAAATCGTTTCCTGCTACTGTGGTTACATCTCCAAGCAACATTCTGTTAATGTGCTCTGCGTGATGCTTACCCATTTCCTCTTTGAGGACTGAGCGAATGTCGCCAAGTCCATCATCCTTGTCAGCAAGGAACATTGCAGTTTCAGACATATCGAATGTGTGTGCAATGGTCTTTGGCTTTGCAGCGATGTGCTGGAAAACTGGTTTTGTTGTGTCAGGTAGTGTTGCATTCTCTGCAAGACCGCCACCCTTAGCGAAAGAAGGACGCTCGGTAATAACTCTCCATCCACTTCTTTCCCAAGGCCTCTTTGGAAGAACGCTAAAAGCGTTAAACTCTTGGTTTAGTTGTGACCACACTTTGCGGCCATAAATTGCTTGGTATGTTCCAGCAGTCGAAGACAACATTGGACTGTCTGCCTTCAATAGTTCTGAGCCACTATAGGAATATCCCATAGCGTTTCCTGCTCCATAGAAATAACGTTCCATGTCTTGTACTGTTCTAATATAATCTCTTGCCATATTTTTCATCTCCTATATTTTTTTCCTTTTACTCATGCACCTCTGTGCACTTTGTCAGCAAGGGAATGAACTTCATCCCATGACATGTGCGCAAGGTCTTGTGTGGTTGGAATCTCTACATTACTTGATAACTCAGATTTTGCAATCATTGTTCCTTCAGTTGTTAAGTTACTAATACGCTCTTCTAAGTTCTCAAGACCCTTTAGGACTTGAGTAAGTGGTTCACGAGCATCGAAGGCTGCCTTATCTGCGGCTGCCTTAGCGATTTGTTGTTCATTTGAAAACCTGTTTGCAAAGTTTGACTCAAGAGAGTTTCGGAAGTTCTGCTCCTCTGCGGCTGCTTTGTAAACTTCATAAGCGGCTTGAATATCTAAGTCAGAAACATTACTTGGTGACAAGTATTGCTTTGACAACTCTACTGCTCCATGTGCACCTGCTGGGGTCTTTCCACCAGACTGTGAAAGTTTAGGGATAGCACCAGTTGATGGAGAACCCTTATCTTGTCCACGGCCACGAACTTGACCAGCAAAGTAGTCTGCACCGTCTACAGCGTCAGGATTATCGAAGCCACCAAGTTGTGCCTTCTCGACATCTCCAAAGTGGTCACGGGCTGCGTTAACATCCACTCCACTCTTTGCAAGACTGTCTTCCAAGTATGATAGGTATTCACTGGTGATAAAGTCAGAATAACCGGCTTTAGCCATCTCTTCCATCTCTTCAGGCATACCACCTTCGTCATCATCTTCGTCATCCTTCTTCTTAGGTTTTTCTTCTTTCATATCCTTAGGCTCCTTCTTATTTTCCATGTGTTCTTTCAGACCTTCAGGCATTTCGCCCTTTTCCATAGCATCTAGCCTTTGGTCTAATTTATTCATCATATCCATTAAATTATCTTCTTCACTCATATCATTGTCCTCCTTCAGAATACGAAATTGTGCTTCGGGGTTAATACCCTTTTCACAAATCGTGATTTCATGGAGTTCCATTTTACTTATCTCTTGGTATTCACCATGAGATTCGTCTGCTTTGCGAACTCGCTTAAACGCTTGTCCACCTATTGAAAAGCCTTGCAGATTACCTTTTCTGATTTCTGCTGCAACTTCTCGTGCTTTTTCTATGTCGCTACGTAGTTGTACTACAACGAACATTCCTGTGTCATCAACTTCAGATTTCCACATCCTACCATTTGAGTCTACATAAGAATCGATTACTTCTCCCACTTGTATATTTGAGTGGGCTAGTTGCACATTTCGGTATTTCTCACTTTTCATATAGTTACCGAATGCGTCATTGAGTGCTCCTCTTGTAATTAGGTCGCCTTGCTTGTCAACAAGTTCAACCGAAGCATAGCCTGCCACAACCAAGTCGTTTCCACTCTTTAGAATGGAAATGCCTGATGATGATGGCCTTTGCAATGTTAACATTAACTTACATGAGTCATTGTTTTTATACTTATACTTGTCTATTTTTGAGAGATGGTAACTTCATCTTTATTTTTATCAAAAACAAGCGCCTCACCTTCATCAGTATTCAATTCCATATGATTAATCGGTTTTTTAGTTTCCTCTTCTTCGTAATCTTCATCGTATCTCTTCTTTCCATCATAATCAGGTAGATTATAATCTTCTGTAAGTTTTGTCGGGCCACTTGGTGATTCAACAGGAGTAGCCATATCTATCCCCAATCCTCTAGGCCCTGTCCAAGTCATTTTTTCCTTAGTAAGAATATCAACTGCTCTTAAGAATATTTCTGCCGCTTTCTTAGTAGAAGGTTTTAGAAGTCTTTTTTCATCATCGGCATCTAATACACCCGCTGATTGGTTTTCTTGTCTTTTACGACTAGGTGTATGTTTCTCATCCATTTCTAACTTTTGTAAATAGCCTTGAACCATGAGTGATGCTAATGGTCCCCAATATGGTTGAAGACTGTCAGCCAGATTTAATGAATAGTTAGATTTGTACAAGTCGCCTAAATCTGTAGTAGCGCTCTGTAAAAACCATTTATCTCCTATGTTTTCTACTGAATAGTTAACAGTATCAATATCTTTCAGTATGACTTTTATTTGGTCGCCTTCCAAATCAATATCGTGAGGTATGAGAATAGGTGAAAATGATTTGGTAAGTAAATCCAAAGATTCTGTACTAGCAGGCCCTTCACCTTCACCTTCACCAGTTATCTCTTGAACGTGAACATTGAAGATATCTCTACCGCCTCTCAATTTTTTATTTATCCCTGTTATTTTCGCTCTAACAATAACCCCTACCTTGAATAATTTCTGTTGCCCTCTTGCAGTACCAATGTCCATGTAATCTTTATTGTCTAACGTAATAGCCCTATTCCCAATCGTTGATGCGTTATTTATCGGCCCAGCACCCAATTGATACGTATATGGTCCTTCTCCTCTTCTATCAAGGATTATGAAATTGAAATCCTTACCCTCTCTTAGTAATAACCACTTAGGGTGCCTCCTTTCTCCTTTCATGTATGTGGATTTATTATCTCTTAGAAGTAAGGTTTCATGTTCTTTCTTAAATTCTTCAACTATGTGTTCAAGCCCTTCTTCATCAGTCATTCTTGTATTATGTGGACCCGGAACTATTACGTTTTCATAACTATCAAATTGCCCTCTTAGAATTTTCATTCTTTCAAACAATAACATATCCGCTACATTATTATCATCATAATTTACAATATCAATAACTTGAATTTCATCTTCTCCGAGTATGGCATCAATAACATAATTCTTATCATTAATTTTATTAATATTATCTTTGAATTTTTTCTTTAAACCTACTTTCTTATTATTTTCATCATATACAGTAGTGTTAGAATCTTTTTTAATTATGATAATTCTTTTTCCGTCATACCATTTACTAACTGCCCATGAACCACTAAAACCACGTAAATGTTCCATATTTGCTAAAGAGAATATTCTATGCATAGGTCGGATAGGTGGTACCCAATCACCTTCTTCACTTTTTATCAATAATAAATCAGGGTCTATTAATGAATTAATATAATCTGTAACTTCACTTAATGTAAGAGTAGTAAACTCATCGCTTGGGGATTTATTGGTGTCATAATTAACACCACTCTGCGGAGTTTCAAGACTTTCAGGTGGTGGTGCATTTTGCAATACTTGAGTCACTGCTTCGGGAGAGTGTGCTATTTTCATTAAGTCTTCTGGAACACTATGCATCATACCGGGTTGTGCATGTGGACCAACATAGATTTCACCTTCACTATCAAATTCAGCACCAAGACTAGGATGAGCCAAATATCCATTATGTATTTGTCCTGAATTAAAAGTACTGTATAACGATACATTATTTGGTGAAACTTCCCCAATTGGTGCTCTAGTTATACCCGCAGATTTTACGGTTTGAGGTTCACCGTCATCTTCTTTAATATTACTTTTATCTCTAAATATAATACTATCAAATGCATTTTTAGTTTTTCTTGAAATCTTCTTAACACCTTTACCTGCTCCTAATGCATTATGTGGGTCAAACTTGGCTGAAGACAACATTTCCAAACCATGGGCTTGTAAAGAGGAACTGAACTGGCTAGGGTCCATTATATGTTTCACCATACTTGGCATACGATGAATAAAGTGCGTCTTCCAATTCCCATCTTTTGATTTTACTGCCCTTTGAGCGTTATCAATAGCAGGGTAAAGACCTTCATTGTGTAAATCTTGATGGAATATATCATCATCAGAAGCATCTTCTGAAGACCTGTTCATAATTTCTTCATTTCTTTGAAGTAATTCATTACTCATATCTGCTAATTGAATTGTTTTATCTCCTAAAAGTAAATTCTTAACAGTGGAAACTTGTAAAGGAACTTCACGTTTGTTAGACTCTTCAATTAAACTTCTTACATATTCTTTCATCTGGGGTGTTTTCTTCACGTTTAATCCATCTATAACTTCGTCTACAGACATGTTCCCATTAACTTCAAAACCGTTTTTATCAATGTGACTTGCTATATTTTTGTGTTCTTTATTCTGTAAAGTCTTATTCTCTTTATTGGTATACGTAGTTCCATAAGTGCTTGCAGATAATCCATGTCTGGAAGTAGAGTGTAAATATCTTTCAGCATCACTAAAAGCACGTTGAGTATTCCATATGAATTGTTGAGGGTCATCGACTGAGAAAGCATTCTCATCATGCTCTAAATATTTTGGAATAATATGGTCCCTTGCAACTTCCGCTACAAGATTTCTATGATTTTTGAGTAATTCTAAAGTTTGGT